ATGATGCCAGTTAGAGATACCCCTAGCAGACGCTCTTTAGACGTATTAGTAGTCCACATCTTACGCAGATAAGGGAACTTAACGTAGGTAGCTTGTATAGTACCTAAGATGGTAGCTATCCGTATCTTGCGCTCTATATCCGCTAAACTATCGGTTGCACGGACTACAGCTTCTGTTAAATTACACACTTGCCCTGATAATAAAATTATTTCCGAACAAGGATTTGTACCAAACTCTTCATCTGATTTTCTCCTCCCATTCTTAGCCGCTTGGTTCTTAGCAGCCTGGCGGTTAAAGATACCACGCTCCCCAGAATTACTCTCAATTAAGGAAGTCCATTCTCGCATGAATGACAGGGCGTCTGGCTTTTTGGTATAGGCTGTGGAGTTGTTAGCTAAGGCACGATACCCGTGTCGTTTGATACCCTTCGCCTCATCATCCCACCACTCACCAGATTTGGCATGGCGCATCTGATCATCGGATAAATTAGACAGTGAGATCATTGCGCTGCGGCGCACTCCACCCACAACTACTACTTCTCCTACTTTGCACATTAGATCATGACATTCGATACTGGATAGCTGACGCTCTTGAGCGCCTTTGAACGTAGTGACTGCAAAGTTGAATAGGTCTATGAGAGGAGCTGGGCCTGATGCCCTGCCCCCAAACGTCTTTAGCCTAGCACCTGCGGGACGAACTTTACTCATATCCCACGTTGGTATTTTCCCGGACCACAAAGCCGCTAACACCGCTCTGAATGCTTTGGCCCAGCCCTCTTTACTGTCCTTAACCACGACAACATCATCACTACAGGTTAGCTTAGGTACTAGAGGAAGTTTATCAATGAATTGCCGCTCTACGCTAAAGCCTACGCCCGTACCGCATAACAGGACAAACATCGCCTCATCGAAGGCTACTTTATCATCCACAGCTATGTAGCTACAGTTGTACATACAGGTATTATCTCGGTCAGCCGCTGGGCCAGCCGTCATGAGTGACCGCATTGACGGCATTACTTCTAACCCGAGGATGGCTTGCTCTAGCTCTTTTGTATAACTGTCTTTGCCAACCAGTGGATAAACTATGTTCTCCATGTAGCGGGATACTGTCTCACCCCAGTTTTCTCTACGGCCTTCTTTTTCCAACCAACGTGCATAACGGCTTGTTGCAATGAAAGTCTGATAATCCGTTGGTAAATAATTACTCATGATTGGTCTCCACAAGATCTAAAAGATTACATTTTTTGTAGTTTGGCCCCTTCAGCACTTTGCCTTTGGGATTTTTAAAGGGTTTGCCGTCCAACCCTAATTTTGACATATTGGATGTGTGGACACGCCGGAAAGCTTCATCCAGATCCCATCCGTATGTGGCGCAGTACCCATAGATAACGTAGGCGAGGTCAGTTAGTTCTTTAAGCATTGCCTCTTCATCTGTTCCCTCACAGCTTTCAGTGAGAGCTTCGCCGTACTCTTCTTTGATCATATTCCAACGAAGGTCTTCTAGCCGTAGACTGTTAGGCCAGACCTTGTTTAAAGGCTGCTCCATAGCCTTTGCAAATTCAGTAACCATTTCTAAAGGCGAAAGATGTTTTACATACGGGCCGATATGATCAGGCTTAGGCGCGGTCATTTTTTCGCCTCCAGCTGATTAATTAAACGGTCTAAGTACCAGCGGCACTTTTTAAGATCTTCAACCCCACTCTTGTAAGGCCACCGCCACATATATTTGAAAGCATTCTGCCAGCAGTAAGCTTCATGTGCAGAGACATTCAGTACGCCGTCTGCCATAGACTTCATGGCGTCTATGCATTCAATCTCGCCTTCATTGTAGTGTGGTGGGTTGTTAACAACGTCAGGAGAAGGTTTATCCTTCAGAGTTAAAACAGTAACCCACGGTTCCACTGGCGGTAATGGCGGGATTTCGCCCCACTTAGCCATCTTAATGGACCTTCTTGGTTTTAAAGTTGATGACTTTGTTGCCGTTTTCTTTTTCAGCTCTTTTTTCGAGCAGCTCTTCAGCAGGTTCAAAGACAATGCCGAAGTCATCATCGTCATCTTCTGCCATTGCATCGAGCATATCCCGCAGCTCGTTTATCTCACGTAAGTAGTAACCTTCCTTAGCGAAACAATCTAATTCAGTGCGCGACTTTGACATTATGCCATTCACAACATTCTCATAGAAGTCCTGTTGCTCTTCTGGCATTGAGTCACTGAAGTTATAATCCACCTCAACATCGAGAACACCTTCTTCCTGGTCGATTTTAAACTCCAAGAGAATTGTATTATTTTTAGCTCTGCTCATTTTGACCTCTAGTTGTTAATCTAAAAAAATGTTCTGCGTCCATTACTGCTAAGGGCTTCTTGCGATCCCCTTTAATAATAACCAACGGCTCTGAACCCTTTGGTGCGTTTGAAGTTGCCTGTTCCATAATTTTGTAAAAGGCGAAGGCCTTGTACGCCTTGCATTCAATTGAATATGGAAAGAGGCGTCTGGCGGCGGGAGACAGTTGAACGTCCTCGCCGCCAGCGCCGGAAGAGGTGCTTTTGACATCATCTGGGAGAAGAACAGTAGGATGGAGATCTAATATTTGATCCCTGACCCACTGCTGATGTTTGCGCCCCTTTTGTTTGGCACTAGCTGTGCTTATAGCCACTTGGGTTTCTCAAGGATTGAGTAGTCACCCCAGCCTGTGCCGTATTCCTCAGTGTCATTTGCTCTGGCAATTATAGCTAACGTCTTATGCAATTCAGCAGTGGCCCACTCCATAACCTCTGGCCCCATGACATGGAGATGAGATAGATATGGGGCTTGCTTTTCACACGCTATGAAGGAAAATTCTTTGATAGAAAAACCCGCAAGCTTACAGACCATGACGTAATGAGCGCCCTGAAGAAAGTAACCATATTTTACGCATTCCCTTGCGAAGCCAGCCGGGCTGGCATCCTGAGTTGTCTTAACGTCATAGACAGTATTCTCAGACTCGATCATTAAATCAGGCCTAGTTTTACACATCAATTGGGACATCGGATCTTTTTGAAAGATGCTTATCTCATTGACACGTTCAGGATGCTTTAGAGCTTTTTCACAAGTAGGATTAGCAAGCGCCCCCTTAGCTATACGATTAGCTACATTATACTCTACTTCAGTCAGTAACACTTGGTCAGCAGTCAGGTTTTCTTTCATTGCTTTAAAGGCAGCCGATGCCTTTGTCTTTGGCCCTTTGACTACTAGATCCCGATCCGGCTCTAACAAAAACGCATGAACAGCATTACCCATAGCAAAGGCAGGGTTATTGGCATTACGCCGTTCCCCCTTCCAATGCGCCAGTGACTTTTTATAAACCGACTTTACCGCGCTAGAGGACACACCAGCTGTGGCGTGGTAATCCTCATTGCTCATGTTAGTAATAACACCCATTAGGCAACGTCTGCATCGAGAGTATCTACAATACGGTCAGACTGTGCGTCCTTGCTATTTTGTAGCAGTGCGTTTCTGTAAGCCTCTTCGATCTTCCGATTTTCAGAAGTAATCAAACTAGTCACATGACTTAAACTGTCATATGTAATTTGATCCATTTCTATTGGGCTGCCAAACTGCGGAGCAAAATGCATAATGTAATACTTCTTGCCGTGTACATTTGTTTGGGTGTCCTTAGACAGAATACTTTCGAAGTCCCACAAGTTCATCCCTTGGGGTAATTTCTTAATTACATCATGCCAGAACGGGCCATAGTTCTTACGTTTTACAGAAAGCACACACGGCTGGTTCTCAATAGTAATTTCACGGCCATCCGCAGTCTTACCAATGTAGCTGACTAGGCCTCGAACCACACGAAATTTATCGATGCCATCGTATTTTTCTCGCTGTTTTTTATCCAGCTGAATTAAATCATCGTACTCAGGCATACCACAATTGATGAGGCCAAGCTGATCTCTGGCTTCTTCTCTTCCGTTTTTAATTAAAAGAGATTTGTTGATTAGACTGTTATCATCACCCCAATGCTGGAATTGTATATGATTACTAAAGGCACGAAACTTTACACCTTCTGTGGCGTAGGCTTGATCTTGCCCCGTCTTTAAATAAAATGCACCCATTGGGCCATTCTCGCCATCATAATTCATAGCAAGGTTTGGAATGCTTGGGCCTGTAGATGTAGAGGCTGCGCCTAACTCTGCACTTATATCTGATAAGCTTAGGCCGTTCTCTTGTAGAGCTAACTCTGTCATTTGATAAATCCTTTATAGGGAGCTTTCATTATACTTTAACTAAGCACTTAGTTCAAGCGTATTCTTCTTGTTCAAGCCAGTTTTTACCACCCGAAATTTCTATATCTAGAGGTACTACTGGTTTGTAATTAAACAGTTTTTCAGACTCCTCACCCACCTTAGTCATAGCCTGTGTTAAAATACTTTTTACCTGTTCAATTTCGTCTGGGTGAGTGTCTACAACGATACTATCATGCACCGTTAAAATGAGCTTTGAGAGAAGGTTGTGTTGTTTAAATAAGCGGAATGCCCGGATACAGGAGAGCTGTACTAGGTCTGCTGAGAAGCCTTGTACCGGATAGTTTAATATCTGTGTGGCGTTAGAAACCCGTTGGTTTTTAGTTCGAATAACATCCGGCCAAAAGTACTGCCTACCACTCGGTGTCTCCACGGTTCCGTTCTTTAAAGTCCCGGTCATCAGAGACTGATGCCAAGCGTGTATACCTTCGTATATACCATAAAAACCATCAAGATACGCAGCAATGTGGGGCGGGTGTCCATAGCTAGTTCCGCCGAAAAGTGGCAAAAAACTAAAGGCCTTGGCCCGTTGTCTAGCATCCTTTGATACTTCGGTAGTACTACACTGATTAATTATTGAGGCCGTCTGTCTGTGTATGTCTTTACCTTCGAGTATGTCGGCTATGCCTTGTGCATCTCTAGATAATTCGCAAGCCGTGCGAAATTCCAATCCGACATAATCGGCTTCTAAAATCATGCCGTTTTCAAATCGACTGACAATGCATTTGCGTACAGGAAAGCCCCTCTTAGGCATATTTTGTAGATTTAGAGTGATACCACCGCCGGAAGATAATCTGCCAGTGGCTGCTACACATTGATTAAAGTTAGCGTGGAGAAAGCTAGTGGCTCTGGTGCCACGATGGATGCCAGCACAGAAACTATCTAAGTAGGTACTGATTGCATTTAAACGGCTGATCTTAGTTAAGAACTCAACGGCTCGGAGATTATTCTTTCTTTCTGCCTGTTGAATGAGACCCTGTATTGTGACCTTGTCAGTCTTAAAGCCATTTATACTAGCGTCATTAGCACCAGTAGGAGACAACCGCAGACCAGCTGCAACACCAGTGCTTATATAAATAGCACCCGCACCCTTACAGACTTGGCATTTAGAACGGTTCTTATAAGCCTCACCTGGCACCCGGTATTTCTTACCCTGCTTAGTTTTAGTAACAACCTTAAACTTCTGAATAGATCCAATGCCTGAACAGTCGGGGCATTTGGACGCTTGCGTTTTAAAGACTACCTTTGTGGTCGCTCTAACTGCCTCAACAAATTGATTGCTGCTCATGTAAGGTGGGCGCAGGGATTTACCCGCTTCATTAGTCCCGATATTAAAAGTCTGGCGGTGGCTGTCTCTGTCGATTACTTCGCGTGAGTACACAACCCGTGTCATATCAACGCCAGAATTTAAGTTGATTGGGCTGTCTCCCATGACATCTTCAACTATTTGATTAAGAGACTTTTCTAAGGCATCCTTCTCAGTCTGAAACTCCCACTCAACCCGCTCCAACTCTTCTAGGTCAATCTTCACACCATTCATTTCTATCTCACAAAGAAACAAAAGCATTTCATTCATAAAGGGGATAACTTTTTTCAAAGACTGATTGTGTTCGCGGCTTAGGATTTCTTGTTGAGCTAAGAATAGTTCGCCGCAAGCCTTTACGTCAGCTTCAGCATATTCATTCACTAATTCTAAAGGTATCTCCTGAAAGCCAAGACCCTCGACCTTAAACATATCATCTATGAGATCAGACTTCTTCAGGCTCTTGACCTTACGCCTGATGGCACTCTCTTTGAGGCTCAATGGTCTGCGCTGACCCTTGGCTAACAAGAACTCAACTATCATGGTGTCGAACACTATCGGCGGTAGATTAAAGCCCATCTCTTGCAGCCACTCAGCATCAAACTTAGTGTTGTGGCAGATCATTCCATCCGCTGCTTCTAGGTCTGCTTCCAGAGACATTGTCGGATCACAACCATCATAATCATTGTGGTGCCAGATAAGCTTATTCACATGATCAACAGTCTCCTCACCTAGCCATCCCCAGTAAGCCGCCACACATTTGTTGCGAGGGTTCTTAGGTGAGTTGTCGATACGTCCATCGATACGGTCAATTGTAGTTTCTAAATCTAATACAAGCCACTTCATGTTACACCTCGTATCGAGAGGTTTGCTGATTTAGATTGCAGATCACGGTGCCGTGATACCCACTAATCTTGTTCTTCATGATAGTTAAATAACGTGTGGGATCATCAGGGTTTTCAACGTCATTTGCTTTACCCACCCCCAGCAAAATATCGCATTCAGAAATTTTTCCAACCTTAGACCCTTCAAGCATCGTGGGAGTCAGCCGGGTTTTGCCCTCTGCTTCAGCACTCGCCTGAGAGATACCAATCACGGCACAGTCATGTTTCTTTGCCAACTCTCTGAGGCGGTAGTACAGTTCCCGTAGCCGTTCATGCCCACTGTTGAATTGAGTAGTCAGGGCAATTTTATCGGCCATATCAATAATGCAGACCTCACATTTCTGCTTACCTAAATAAGCATCAAGCATAGTAATGTCCCATCCCTGGGCGTCAGCAAAAATCAGACGATCCTTAATGCCAGAGTACCGGGCAGAAGCTGCTTGAGGATCAAACTCGATCTCATCCTTAGTCATCCCCGTGTATGCTTGAATAGCCCGGAGCTTAGTTCTCTTGGCTACCTCTTCATTGGCAATGTAACAGACCTTGGCATCTTGCTGACAGAAGCCGCCGGGGGCAGCACACAAAGATATAGCCAAGGCAGTCTTACCTACGTTGGAGTAAGCAGCAATAACACCGAACTCTCCCCGGCCAATGCCATAT